CTCTTACTAGTTTATTTGTAAAATATTTCAAGTCATCAATCTCACCTAAGTTAGTACCACCAGGTAGTGTTTCAACTTTAGATCCACGTCCTTCTGCTGTTTGCGGAAAGAAATAATCTTCGTTAGTTGATAATGGATTGTAAGCACTATCAATAACACTTGTGCCACCGCCTGTTTTACTAGGAATACGTCTTTGATGTATTTCTGTTTTTACTCGCTCAACAAATTGCATAGCTAAATGACTTGGCATGTTACCAACGTCAACATAAAATACTCTACGCTCTGGAGCTCTTTGTGTTCTGTAAATAATAATAGCATCTTCAAGCAATTCTTTTTGCTTGTATACTTTAAATATACCTTCTAATAGTGAATTACCAAAAGGTGCATTATTGTCTAATCCTTCGCTTAGACTCATATGTACCATGTGTTCTGCACTGATAGCATGTTCTTTAGTTTTGTCATGTCCAAAGCGTCCTGCACTTGAACCAGACGTTTGTGTATTTCCAACCATACCACGGACGCCGCCAGTTAAGTACCCATCGCCACCACCTGTTACGTTACCGTTTGTAGTATAAGGTGTTGTTGCTACATTGTCTACAAAATTTAAATTAATATCTTTAACAATATATTGTTCAGGCTTTTTGCCTTCAGATTCATTAACAATAATACTTGAAACTTTTGCAGGATCAACGTGATGCCATTTAGTAGTTTCAGGATCTCTAATAAAAAATGCATCTCCAAACTTAAAAACATTACGCACAATTTTAAACATGCGTGTGCCAAAGTTATTAAGTTTAGTCCATTGTTGTAAGTATTGCTCTAAAACTTTAATTTCCGAATTAGTAGCCATCTTTTTAAAATCAATACTAAAACTTGTTTTATTGATAGGATTTTGTTGTGAACAAAATTCAGCTAAAATATCTAATGCGGCATTTACTTCACTATCTTGATCCATAGTATTGTATTGTCCGTAACGCTCAACTCTGTTAGGAGCACCTGTATATACATCAGGCAAAAAGCTAGAATAATTTGATCTTGCTGGTCCCGGCTGTGTGCCTTGACCTATGCTTAAAGGACTATTTGTTCCTGCTTGTCCTTCTACTGGTGTAAAATATCTTTTCCAACTCATATTATTTTTCCTAACCCCCGTTTAAATTACCGTTTAACTTTTCAGTGGCTTTTTTGTTGCCTTTCATTACTTCAATTAATCCATCTAACTTATTACTTAGCCATCCGCCTTCGCCGCCATTAGCATCTTTGGCATCGCCAGTTTTGCCTAAATCACCAGTAAGTTCCTTCATTTCTGACGCAGATGCACTATTTGACACTGCTTCTTCTATTGTAGGATTTTTTTGTGTTGTAGTAACAGTTCCAGATGCTTCCGGAGAAGCTCCAATTCCTAGTTTTCCTCTAGCCCAATCACCTATTTTTCCTGAAGGTAGCATTGCACCAATATAACCTTTAAGTGATTCCCAGCTAAACAAATGAGTTATTCCAGCCCATATTGTTTTAAACGCTGTACCAATAGCTCCCATAAATCCGCCTTCGTCAAATGCTTTTTTAAGATTATCCCAACCTATAACTGCAATAAGTCCACCAACAATTAAACTTGCAATTTTAACAAATGGATTTAATTTTGCTATCATTTTAATTAATTTAAAGGTTATAAATCCACCTAGTGCAAGCCAACCAATACCTTCTGTTAAATCTCCAAACGCATTAATAATTTTGTCTTTAAAGGCTTCGTATAAATTCTTTATTCCATCTTTAGAAAACAATAAGCTAAAAAATTCAGTAATTTTTGGTGCATACTCTTCATATAACTTTGTAAACGTTGTCATCATTTTATCAAACGTTCCACCTTCAGCAAAAAATGCATCTATCTTAGGTGTAAGTTTAGCCCATAGATCTGTAAGATATTTAAATATCTCTTTTACTTTAGGCCATAGTGTGTCTTTAACATAGTTCCACATACCGCCTACGCCGTCGGTCATTGTGTCCATTCCTTTACCAGTGATCCAATCCCATAGGCTACTTAGACCTGGCATAATGTTCGTTGTAAAATACTTACTAGCATCTTCGTACATTGTTTTAGCTTCTTCAGTAGTAGGTAAAAAGTCTGCAATTTTATCAGATAAGTCTTGAAAAATTCCACTGTCAACTATTGCCGCTTGTATGTTACCTTGTATTGTTGCTACTGTCTCAGCAAATGTACCCATCTTTGCTGTAATCTTATCACGTTTATCTTGTTCAGCAGTGGTTGCACCTGTTACTGTTTTTTGAACTCTACCTAGTTCACCTGTTAACTCATTGTATGCACCAACACTAGATCCTGCCGCAATACTTGCTTGTACACCAGCATCGCCTAATGTGTTAGCAAATGCCACACCATCATCTCTAACATTCTTCATAAAGTTGTTGGCTTGTTCAGCAGTCATATTCTGTACATTTTTAGCTTGTTCTCTAAAACTTGCGTTGTTGGCCATTAACTGTTTTGTCAATGGATCGTTTGCAACTCCATCTGCCATATCAAGAATAGCCGCTTCTAGTTTTGGCGATGTTGCAGATATTTGTTGTAATCTTAAACCAAACTCTTCACCGTATTTGTTGATTGCCATTTGGCGTCTGATATCCAAATTTTTCTGCTTCATTTCTTCTTCCATCTGCTTACGACTTTTACCTGTAAGTTTGGAAATTTTATCAAGTTCGGATGAGTATTTTAATGAGCCTTCAATTAATTGTTTGTCTGTCATAAACTGTCGTCTACCAGATGTTTGCATTAACTCACTGTAGTTTATAAAGTTTTCGTTTAGTTCTTCAGATGTAAATCCTATTTCTCTTAATCTTGTACCTAATGGACTTTGTCTAAGTTCTTTTGAGAGACTTGCAAAACGTTTAGCACCATCTCCAACTGTGTTACCAAATATACGTAAACTTTCGCCTTGTTGACTAACTAGTTCAATAAACTGTTGTTGTGGTATTGCCGCTTCGCCTGCAATTCTAGTAATTTCAAACATGCTGTTACCAAAACTAGCACCTGTTTGTGTAAGTTGTCTAAAACTATTAATTTGTCCATCTAATAAACCAGATAACATTGTAAGTCCTGGAATAGGAAGATGTTTTGTAAAATCTGATAATTGCTGTCCACCAAAGGCTAATTCAGTAGCTAATCCTGGTATTGCTCCTACTACTGCCCCTAGGCCTGCTATAAGAGAATTAAGTACTCCGCCAGTAATACTTGCTAATCTTCCGCCAAAACTTTCTACTTCTTCACTAGCATCTTTAGTATTCTTAGCAAATTTTTTAGAAGCTTCACTTGCTTCTTTACTAGGACCGCCGCCGCCAGCACTACCAGTTTGCCCAGTAGGTGTTTTACCGCCTAATGCTTTAAGTATTTCTCTAAGAGTTCTTTCTGAAGCCGCATTTTCAGCTGTTACTTCTCCAACTCCTGGAATATCAATTTTTACTGCCATTTATTAAGTACTCACATTATATATAGCTATAAATATGTATGCTATTACAATAGTATTTAGCAGGAGATATAAACATGGTAGATAATAATATCCCACCAAACATGGGAAATAAAGGTATGCAAATGGGTATGCCTCAGCAACCGTCAGCAGAAAACCCGGCAATTCCGCCGATGCCGCCGACACAAGCTCAACCAATACCGGTGCAAGCCCCAGTTGGTAACCCATTAGTTAAACATTTACGACAACCTAAGATCTATATTAAGTTGCCGAGTGAAGGGCATTACTGGCCGCAGAACGCTTTGTCAAAAACAGAAAACGGAGAATATCCAGTTTTTGCAATGACTGCTAAAGATGAGATTACATTTAAAACACCAGATGCGTTATTAAATGGGCAAGCAACAGTTGAAGTGATTCAAAGTTGTATGCCAAATATCAAAGATGCATGGCAAACACCTAGTATTGACTTAGATGCAATTCTAGTTGCTATTAGAATGGCTAGCTTTGGAGAAACAATTGATCTAAGTGCTACTGTTCCAGGAACTGAAATTACAAAAGATTTTCAGTTAAACTTGCAAACTGTCTTTGATAATTTAATTAGTACAGAGTATGTTGATACTTTTCAAATTGACGGTTTTAAAGTACAAATTAAACCTGCAACATATCAGTTGTCAACACAACAAGCAATTAAAGCATTTGAGGAACAACGTATTTTTAGCACAGTTAATGATGATTCATTAGACGACGGCTTAAAGTTAGAAAGGTTCCAAAAAAGTTTTGCTAATTTAACTGACATTAATATTAATGCAGTAGTTGCTAATGTAGTTGCTATCCAACCTGATGGTGATGACGAAGCTGTAACTAATCCAAAGTACCTAAGAGAATTCTTAGAAGGTGCTGAAGCAAAAACATATAATCAAATTGCTGATTATATTAAAGAGCAAAAAGAAAGGTTTACACAAAAACCTTTACAAGTTACTGCAACACCAGAAGAGATCGAAGCAGGTGCATCAAAGGTTTACGAAATACCAATTGTTTTTGATCAGAGTAATTTTTTCGGCTAAGGATCTTAACATGGAGCCTCGACAAAATCCTAAGCGAGGTTAAGGTCCTCGAAAACGAGGTCAAAGAAATCAAACATAACATTATGAAGTTAGTTTGGTGGATGCGTGGTGGGTTACAACTCGATGACGCATACTTACTGTGTCGCGAGGATCAAGACATCTTTAACGATATTATCAAAGAAAATTTAGAAACTGCTAAAAAGATTCAACAGCCGTTTTGGTAGGATTATTTTTTAATTAAAGCTGGTTTGCCAGATATTGTATACCCTGCATTTTTAACTATATCAAGAGCCTTATCAACCTTAGACTGCTTATCTGCTTTAGGAGCATCTGCACCATCTGGAGCATCTCCGTATGCACTTCTCTTAACTGCTCCGCTTTTACCTAGATTTGCTTGGAACCCTTGCTGTACAAAACGTTTAATTACTTTCATAACTTGACCTTTTGATAATTGTGCATCAACTTCCATTAGTTGTGATTCACTGTACATACTTTGGTTCATTTTTCCGCCTGCAAGGTCTAAATTGCCTTGTGCTCCTGGAGGAGTTAGTCCAGTATCTTTAGGAGCTAATTTTTGTTTGAGTTTGCTTGCCGCGCCTGTAACAGCGGCCGCTCCGGATTTAACTTTTTTCTTAATAGCTTTTCCGCCTTTAGCTAATTGTCTTCCTAAACTAGGATCTTGATTAATATACTGCATTACTGCTTTAGGACTACTTACAAATCCTTTTGCGGCAATAAATTTAGCAAGACCTTGTGCAGTCATGCCTTTTTGTTTAGGATCTTGCTTGCTTACTGCATAGTAGTCTTTAAAAACGTTTTTAACTTCTTTGTCAATTTCCACATCTAATTGTGCGGCTTTTCCCATGCCAGTATTTTTACCTAGCGTTCTCTTTAAAAATCTAAGAGGACCTTCGTCTACTTTATTTGTTTTCTTAGATTCTACTAAAATGTCATATACTTTCATAGTTTAACTCCCGATTAATTATATTTATACTTTTGAACTCAGAAATACTTATTAAATAACTCTATATGATTACAAGATATCGAATATTAGACAATCTCGATAATGAGATTGATATTGTAAACAGTATTGACGAAGTACAGCAATATATAGAAACAATGCGTGATACACACCCTCATCTACAGCTCAGATACGAATCATTCGAAGTTAGTAGTGTTAAGTCGGGTTTTGGAAGAGATCCTGATCTACACTAAATAGTCTCTATGTGTTCGCCCATATTCTATTTCTTAGTTTTAACAGTAGTACTAATGTGGATGATATATAAAAACAATTAGAATTGTTACTTCGTAACAATTAGTTTATCGCTTACGCTCAAACTACTTACACTTCGTTTTGATTAAAGTAATAGATATGAATTAAAGCAATATTACGTAGTAATATTGTAATTGCTTCATGTAGATTGTTTCAGTCAGACGGAACCTACTACGGTTCCATCTAATCTCAAAGTTTGCACTTCATGTGAGTTCGTCACAGCCGAGATTCGGAAGTAGGTGTTTTCACTGTTCAATGGGCTCTGACCTTTCCCAACCTACGTCGACATCGCTTACGCTACCTCTCGCTTCGTTCCTGTTGCTAAAGAGTTTTTATGAACATTGTGGTTCTTGACTAACAGCAACTAGCCTATATTGATCGTTATGGTTCGTATGAATCAATATGTTTCGTGTGTGGTTCTCACGCCACCCTTTACACAGCGGAATTATCTATCTGGCCCGCTATCCTTATGTGCTGTATTGATTTGCCTATATATTTTGTAAGTGTTCTTTTAGAATTTTTGATCCACCAACTCTAACATTAATAATACCATTATAGTATTCATCTGTTTCGAGTACTCTGCGTTCAAACTGTTCTCGTGCCTCTAAGTAACTTGCAATGCCTCTGCTTGGACAATAATGTAATATTTCTCTAGTAAAGTTATCTTCGCCTAGTTGTTCAACGTCTGCGTTAAGTCTATCACTAGATCCCCAATAAGTTTGCCAGTCACTTTCTTTTGTTCCACGTCTTTTGTTTTTTTTGCCTTTTAGCGGGGGCTTTGTTGTCTTGAATTTTGCTAGTTTTTTGCCTACGTACTTCATGCCATTGACTTTATTTGTTATCAAGTAGACAAATGCTTCTACACCGTCAGGTATTTCTTCTACATTTTCACCTTGATAAGTCCATTGCA